ATCCAGCCATTGGCCAGGTTGAGGGCCAGCTGACCAGGCTGCAGTGAAGTAGGCAGTGCAGTTGCGCTGGTTGTGCGCAGCTGCTGAACAACAACAGTCATCAGATCACTCCTTGATCAATGGTTTGAATTTCTTGAGCGCTGCTGGGAACAACGCCGTTGCCCGAGATAAGTCGGACAACAGGGGGCGTGGGAGCGCCAGGGACTACCCAGCTGGTGCCAGTCCAGGCTTTGAGAACAGGCGCCAGGGGAAGCGTTGTATCCAGCCACAGCTGGCCAGCCCCCGGCAGCGTGGGTGCAACGGCCCCGATGGCTGGGCCTCCCAAGCGCCTCACAGCGCCTGTCGTGTCCTTGATGCAAAGGAAGGGATCTGAGGCGTGGTAGTTCACACCGATCTGCCCCACTTGGATCGAGCCAGTAGGGGGCAGCTTTCCCTGTACTGCACTTCGCAGGTGCAGCAACTTTGGGGTTGCCATGGCTATCTAGCCGTGAGCGCCCGCTAGGCAGGCATTACCTACTCAGGTTAGGTCCAGGTGCCTTCATCGAGTGTTGAAGCGTTCACCCATTGACTGCTTGCGGTGAATTGGAGAAAGTCACCGGCTGAAGGTGCGGTCAGCGTGACATCCAGCAGATCATCGAGATGGCTGGCAGATGAGCCCCCGCCGCCACCTGCGCCGCTCAGCGTATCGACACGCACCCAGCCGGCGCTCAGGCCGTTACACAGCACCCAGTCGCCGTTGTCAAAGGTGGTGCCAGCAACGACAGGAGTGCCGTTGCCGGGTGTGGTGCAGACGAAGTAGACGCCGCTCTTGGCATCCGTGGCGGCCGGTAGCGGGTCGCCGATCTTGAAACCTTCCGTCGTGCCGAACTGCGTGACGCCGGTGACCTGGCCTGTGGCGGCGTTGAAGGTGCCGCAGTAGCGCAGGTTCTCCGCGCTCAGTCGTCCAAAGCCCACCGGGAACCAAGAGTTCCCGTTCCACATCCGCAGTTGCCCCGTGGACTCTTGAAACCACAACATCCCGTTGTGGTAAACGTTGGCGGCGCTTGGCGATGCTTCCTGAATAAACGAAATGGAATAATCGGCTAGCTTCTCTTGCGTAATACTGCGATCAGCCAAGTGGATGGCTGCCAGCGTTCCGCTGGTGATCTTGCTGGCATCCAGCGCTGGGATGTCCGTTGCATCCAGTGGGGCGCCGGTGGTGACATGCCCCTGCGCATCCACCGTGGTCTTGGTATAGGTGCCAGGCGCCACGCCGCTGGCAGCGTGGTCAAGCTGACCGGTGCCGCTGACGGTGAGAGCAGGGCCGGCAGCCATGACGGCGCCGAGTGTTGTCGCCGTGGCCACCGGTAGATCGGCGGGCGCCAAGGCCGCTGCTGCCGTGATGTGCCCATTGGCGTCGTAGGTGATGCCGTTGGTGGTGCCCGCGCTCACGGTGCTGCTATGGGCCAGGGCGCCAACGCCGCTGACGCTCAGGCCCGAGCCGGCAGGCACGCTGACGATGCCAGCCGTTGTCGCCGTTGCAGTCGGCAGGTCAGCCGGTGTCAGCGCGGCGGTGCCAGTGACATGCCCCTGTGCGTCGTAGCTGATCCCGCTATGCGTACCAGCGGTGATGGCGTTGGCGTGACCGATGGCGCCGGTGGCCTTGTTCAGCCCGCGATCCAGGCTGCTGACCGGGACCTTGGCTGCGCTCACCGTGTCATCGGTCAGCTTGGCGCCGTCAACCCCTGCCGCGATCTTGCTGTTGGTGACTGATAGATCCACCAGGGCGGCGGTATCCACGCTGGCGTCGGCCAGTTCGCTGGCCGTAACCGCATCAGGGGCGATATGAACTGCCGTCACGCTGTCCGCCGCCAGCTTCGATCCCGGCAATGAACCGTTATCCACCAGCCGCAGACCGTTCTGCACCAGTTCTTTGGCGGTGAGCTTGCGCGTCTCTGACGCCGACCTGTCGGCAACCGGCAGCTCGTCGGTAGCTGCGAGGTCAGCGCCGGCTAGCACCGGCAGTTCCGAAACCCTTAGGTCACTCACGCCCGTTCAGCGAACCAATGCGACAAGTCTAGGTTTGCTACTCGTCCTGCTCTAGTTCAATGAAGCCTGCGCCTTGGTTGCGCTCCAGGCGGAGGCGATCAGCATTCTCCTGCAGTAGGTAAGCGCTGGCGGTCTTGACCCGCAGTTTGATCTCACCGGTGGTGATGAACTGAATCTGTGACTTCACCGGATCGCCAGGCGAGAACGCCACGCCGACATTGCTGATCAGCGCGTCGAACTCGTACCAGACCTCATCGTCGCGGTCGTGCCCAGCGCCCCTGCCGATCAGATGCAGCTTGGCGTGGAAGCCGCTGCCCAGCTGCTGCCGCAAGATCAGCTGGTGCATGTAAATCGCCAGCTCAGGCTCGAAGCCAGCACTGACCGGTTCGTCGCTGCACAGCTGATGGTTGTAGTCGAAGAAGCAGTTGATCGCACCGCTGCCACTGATCAGCGTGGCGTGCTGCCGGTGGAACTCCTCGCCCAGCTCGCTGACATCAACGGCGTCCCTGCTGGTGTTCAGCTCAAATTCAGTGACTTTCCCCAGCATCCGAGGCATGGCGTTATGGACGCGCACCTCAATCGGGATGTCACGACTCGGTAGCTGCAGGCTGGCGCGGCCCTGCCCTTCGCCCTCCACCGCATCCGCGAACTCCTGGTACAGGCGGACGCTGCCCACCTCGTCAACATGGATGTACCACTTGCCGTCGGGGTAGCTCCAGCCCGCCACGAAGTCGAGTAGCCCCCCGTCAGTGGCCTTGATCTCCAGCTGATCACCCGTCAGCAGCTGACCCACCGGGAAGTCGAAACTGAAGCGGCTGCGGCTGGGGTTGACATCGCTGGGGTTCACCACGCTGGTGAACACCTCGTCGATGGAACTGCGGGTCAGCTCAACCGATCCTGAGCAGCCGAGGAAAACCGCCACCTACAGCACCACCGCGCTCATCTCGCCGCAGCACTGGAACTGCAGCGACGCCTGCATCACAGTGCCTACTGCCATCTGCAGCTCACAGCTGGTAAGCAGCGCCTGAAAGGTCACGCTCTTGGCGCCAAAGCCCAGCGTCATGCTCACCTTGTCGGCATCACTGGGCGCATCGGTGCGGATCACCTTGGCCATCAGCGCCTTGGCCACATCGTCATACATCCAGATCGAACAGCTGCCGGTGCTGCTCTTGAGGCCCGGTGTGTAATCACGGGCCGTGTCGGCCAGGCTGGTGACCTCCAGCGCCTCCACCTGACTCGACAAGCTCCAGCTCGCCACCTTGGCAAGCTTCACCCCGTCGTAGGTGATCGAGCCGTCTTTGCCTGAAACGAAAGCCATAGCTGGAGTTTAGGCAGCGTCGAGCTGACCAACAAAGGTGACTTGAACGGTGCTGCGCCCTGGAATGACAGAGCGCACATCGGGCGGTCCGCTGTAACGCCAGCGCAGGCCGCTGGTGTTCTCTTGCATGAACCCCGCCAGTGCGGCAGAGGCACCAGCCGTCCCAGCAGGGAAGCTCACCCAGTCGTCGCTCGGCACCACCCGCTCGTAGTGCTGCAGGATCAGCGCCGCGTTGTCATCGCTGATGTTGGAAAACTCCAGGTCCAGCTCCGCGTCGCTACGGCGGTTGCCGAACAGCATCCGTGTCGTGGCGCCGTTGAGTGCCTTGAACTCAGCCGAGGGGTAAGTGCCCGGCGAGTACGACCTGCTGGTGGGCTTGATGGCGGGAAACGCAACAGCTGCCACTAGCCCAGCTCCAACGCGAAGTCGCTGTCCGTCCACTGTAGAGCGGACAATTTGCCGTCATCGGTGATCGGCTGATAGCTGCCCGCCACCTCGACGAAGCCCTCGTCGCCGATTGTCAGGCTCTCGACTTTATACACTCTCGACACCGTTGTGCTGTTGGCGATGGTGAACACCGTGCCGTAGAGCCCGCCCTGCTGGGCGCGACCGCCGCGCACCGTCAGCGTCGTCTGGCTCACGCCCACCGTTCCAGGCGTCCAAACCAGCACGCTGTAGTCCCCATCCGCCAGCGTGGTGGTGCTGGTGATCAGTCCCTCGCTGTCGATGCTTCCGTTGTTGAAGCGGCTGGTGTGCGTCACCTCGGAGACCAGGCGGATGTAGTCGCCAGGTGAGAGCCCCAACGCGCTGGCGGGTGTGGTGGTGAAGGTGACGCCGTGATCCACCAGTTGGCGCAGTTTCAGGGCGTACTTGGCGAAGAGCATTGCGTGGTCGATGCTGCAGCACCAGTCGCTCCAGTCGAAGTTCTCCTCGGGGTCGGCGTCATTGCCGCCCTGCCCGTC